ATTCATTTTATAAATAATAAGGGCAGCATTACCAGAACGAACACTGAAGAAATGTACGGCGTTGGATAAATCCCCTCCGATTACCTGATTCAAATTCTGCAAAACTTTGATCAGCCCGTTATTTTTAATTGATAGATCATCAGCAGACATTCCAATTTCTTTTAGAGCTTTCCTGAGCTTTGCACTAGGACTCTCAAGACCAATGAATACCTGCCTCAAACTCGTACCGATTGTAGACATTCGCATACCCACATTCGATAGAGCCATGATTGCTCCGAGAGTTTCATTCAAGCTGAGACCTACAGCATGAGCAGCCGGACCGAGATAGTTGAAGACAACCTTCATACCTTCGAGATCCGTTTTAGATTTGTTAGCAGCAACAGCTAACATGTCCATAACACTCGCAGAATTTCTTGCGTCAATGCGAAAAGCCCTTAAAACAGTAGTCAGCAAATCTGCGGCTACTGTAAGAGGTTCTAATGTTCCTTGAGCACCACGTGCGGCAGCCGAAATAACTTGTAGTGATTCTCCTGCGGTAAAACCTGCCTGAGCAATATAAACGGCTCCTTTCGAAATCTCCGCAGCACTGTACTTAGTTGTACTTGATATACGAAGGATCTCTTCCCCAAGAAGAGCTATTTCAGCATCGGTTCCTTCAGAGATGGCTTGCAAAGTCTTCAATGCTTGATCAAAGTCTTTCACTGCCGATATAGCTTTTGTAACCTGTTGTACAAAGCCGCCTATGAGTAAGGCAGCGGGAATCCACGCTGCAAGACTACCGACGGCCTGCCCGAGACGAGCCATATAATTTGTGGCTTGAGCAGCCGCGGCTCCTCCACCAATAAGTTTTCCACTGAGGGCAGACCAGAAGCCAGCCGTCTTTCCGGCTTCAACTCCCAATTTTGACATGGCTACGGTGTGATCTTTATACAGTTTTATGGCATCAGGATAAGACAATGTTCCTTTTACTACTCGCTCGTTCAGGGAGCCAAGATATTCAGCCGTCGTACCAACAGCTTTGTGAGACTTATTAAGAATATTTTCCCATGCTGTAATCGCTTTCTGACCATCATTCCATGATTTATTGAGAATCCGCAACGTGTCATTCGTTACAGACATACTTTCTCTACCGGCTTTCATGGTAGTAATGGCTTTTTCAGCCTGCTCCGCCTGCTGCCCCTGTGTGGCAAGTAATTCTCTATATCTTGAACGGAGCATAACCTGCTGAGAAGCCAACTGTTCTGTGTCTTTTTTGTTTTGTAGAATTCGAGCAGACAGTTTGGATAAAGCTCCTTCCGCTTCCTTAGCCGTTATTGCTCCTGCTGCAAGACGTTCTTGAAAGTATTGAATAGCTTTGGTTCCTGTGTTGGTGTACATTCCTAAATCACGATGGGCTTCCCCCAAAGCAGACATTCTCTTCTGAACGGCATCAACTCTATCAGAAGCCTTACCAAGAGCTTCCTTGTAATCATTCCAAGTTGTTATGCTCTTTCCTAACTGCTCTCGAATAGGAGCAATCCTATTTTCTGACAATGAGGCAAAACGTCCTTCTATCTCTCCTACTTTCTTGGAAGTTTCCGTAAAGGATTTACCTACCTCCAAAAGAGTCCCATTTGCCTTAACAAGGTTTTCTTTCAAGAAAGCCGAAGCAACAGAACTTTTGTCTACACCGGCAGCCCAAGCATCTCCGGCCTTTCCCATCGCATTCATTTTTGTTGCAGTATCTTCAATGGCTTTGCCGGCAGCCACAACATGTGTATTCGAAGCAGCAACGGCTCTCTGGTAGTTCCCTAACTCAGCACGGGCCGCAGCCAACGTCTTCACATTCGTACCAAGACGGTTGTTCATCTCGGTAGCTGCCCAAGCAGATTCCCCGAATTCTTTTCGTAAAGCTGCTATGGCTCTTTGGGTCGTTGCAAAATTACCTGAAGTATTAAGTAGAACTCCACCAGATTTGTACAATTCCCCATTCAGTGTGGCCTGGGCCATACGTAAACGATCTATTCCACTAGCCCAATCAGAATACTGTTTCGGGAGAGCTTGAACACCAAGCTGGCTACGGAGCTTGTTGTAAGCCCGTTCAGCTTGAAGGATAGTTTTCTCATTCTTATCAAGGGCAGCAGTTAATTGATTAAAATCTTTTAAGGAACCACGAGACATTAAAGCCATGTCTCCAAGAGCTTTTCTGTATTGATATGTTTCCCCAGAAGCACTTTTTAATTTTCTGACAAGGGAATCATATACAGGTTCGGACATCTGGGAAGAATGGATTTGGGAGATCGTGGCTGAATCCAATCCCTTCAACTCAGCCCGTGTTTGAGCTATTGTCCTCCCCTGAGAAGCTATCTTTGTCTCTGCCCCAGCCGCAGCCGCACCTAATCCCTCAGTCGCTTTCTCGGTAGATTTCAAGGCAGCGTCTTGTGTCTTGCCGGCTTCTTTGGCTTTCTCAGCCGTTCGAGCAGCAGCCGCAGCAACCTTCTCTTGAGCTTTGGCTACTTTAGTGGCAGATTCAGCTCCCTTAGAATTAAGGGCTTCGATCTCTTTAACAACTTCTTGGAGTTGGGTTTTTACTTTGGCAAGCTCTGTAGCAAAGTTGCCTACCTGAGCTTGAAAAAGTACACCAAGTCCTAAATCTTTCTCAGCCATTTTTGACTCCCGCCCATCCGAAGAACTTTTGTTTCATCCTTTCGGACAATTTTTTCTTCTCCGCCTCGTCCAGTTTCTCATATTCGGCGGGGTCACCGAATAGCAGATTGTCTTTTCTTGTTTTTACCTGTTCTTCTCTGTCCTCCAAATCTTTCGGATCCGCCCCATGAAGTATTGCATTCATCTTCATGTCCTCGATCTTTCTTTCCATTGCGTGTTCGTACAATGTGATCAGTTGGATAAGGGCTAATCCTCCTTTATTGTAGCTCCTTCGGTAAATATCTTCAAGTCGGTACTGGGGGTAGGACTGGAGGAATCCGGAGATAACCTCTTCGAATCGAACACTTTCTTCCCCCGTTCGAAGAGGTTTTTGCCTTTTTTTAAGGCGGGCTCAAAGTCCACTTCCCACACCATCTCAACAATATCCATAAGCTGACTGTTTGTAAGATCAGCGATTACTTTCTTGGCTTCATCTTCGGAGATGTCGGCTATGAGTGTGAGGATCTTTGCAAGATTCTCTTCCAATGCCCCCATAACCGAAGTCATGAAGGCAAAATCACTCAACAAGCCCTTCTGTTGACCGGCAACAAGATCCTGAACCACTTTTGTAATAATGTCAGTGACTTTGAATTGATCCCCGATAGAAAGGGGATACAAGGTGAGTGTCTTCATTTCTTTCTTCCCGTATTGGATTTCTCGAATATCGGGATTCAAAGGGTTTATCTCGTTCATTTCATATCTCCTTTGAGAGATTCCTCCCCGTGACTTCTCAGGTCACGGGGAGGTTGAGTTGATTACGTTAGAAAGTTACACCATGTCTGCTCCTGTGAGAAAGACAATGGTACCGAGGGGCATGGTGTCCCATGTAGCGTCCCCGCCAGTAACACCGGAATCGGCTCGTTTCGCTTCAAAGGTGATCGGAACGACAGCAGCATCTTCTGCCTTGAGATCAATTTCCATCGAACTCACGACATTCGCCCTCGGGAAGACGATGACCATCTGGCTCTGACTGTCGGGGAACGTGTAGACAGCTTCCATCCGAACATATTCAGGAGCAGTCAGACCACCGAGAGCAATGCTGACATCATACTCGTCAAAATCAGACGGATCAACACCACGAGCCAGGGCAAGATTGGCAACTGAGATTTCTTTGAACCCGCATTCGAGAGAGCACGATTCCCTGATTGGCAAAGTCGCGTCTTCGAGAAGAGGGAACCCAGATTCCAGTTTCCAATAATCCGTCTTACCGATAAACTTCGTATTGGCAAGAGCACCAATAGAAGCGGCAGCCTCAAGGACAGGATCCCCTTCTGCAATATTCGTTGCGGCGGGACCTACCCGAATCTGAGCCAACCCTAGGGCAACTGCCTGCGGATTCTTGGTCAAAGGACCGGTTCTTGTTAATGCCATGTTAAACCTCCTTAATTCTTATGTTAAACTTGTTTACTTACGCCCTCCTGAACAATCTGTGCTTCATTATCTGATTGAAAAGTAGTTGGAAAAAAGTTCAAAACTTGCCAATGACCACATGACCTCCTCAAACACTTCATCTTTATGTTACCTTGTATATACATATCAACAGGGATGAAATTACTTCCATTATCTGCTGGCTTTCCGAAAATGAAATGCCACATACCATTCCGTTTTCGTTCTATCAGCTTCTTTCCGCATCTTTCGCACACCACGAAAGTGCCTTTTATATCGCTGCTCCCCATCTCAATCTCACCGAGAGAGATTTTACCTTCGTCTCGTCCTCTACTAAATCATATACAGGGGCATCCCAAACATCTTGTACTACCATTGCTCCTATTTGAACCCATGGATCATCAGAAATATCATAAAGAGGAATTCTTTTCATTCCGTCTGTCATACTTGAATCAACCAAAAGATCTATTACTTCATCAGTTATTCGGGCAAGTTCATCTCCTTCCGGATCTTGTCGAGATAGACAATAAATGTCAAACATGTACTCGGCCAAATCTCTCCTCCCAAATTCCCCGAAATCGACGTTGTACCATTGTTTAACAGCTTCAGCCCCTTGCACTCGTATATCAGGACTGGAGAGTGAGGTGTCGAAGGTTACCGCTTCTCCGAGCGTGTCTACGAAGTATTTCTTCAAAGACGATTGAACATTCTGCTCCTTCGACAATGCGTTCATATCATCTCCATGCAGCCAAAATCAATCCTCGTGCTCTCAAAACTTTTTTGGCAAAAGTTTCCTTGTAATCATTTAATGTGTTTCCAAATAACGGTCTTGCCGGAATATCTTTCGGAGGATAGCCATACTCAACAGCATATCCGTAGATCTTCGGATCTTTTGGTACTGGCTTCTTCCTTCTTTTTGTTCTGGCCATATTATTTCCTCTTTCTCTTCTTTAGAGAAATTACTTTTTCTTGTTTAGATGTAAGGATCGGATTTTTTAACACTGTTCCCGCCGATCTCTGCTGCAATACGTATCCCTCGGTACTGATATGACGTACTCCAGTGCTAGCTGCTTTACGAGCCATGGCCATTTCTCGTAGGATAGCCCTCTGTCTCTCTTGGGCAGGGGTAAGTCTTGCTCTAACCTCAATTCATTGCCCATTCTTAATAATGACAGCACCAGTCTTATATGTCTTACCTACTATCTTCTTCGGTACAGCTCCTCCTGCAGCAGTTTCTACACGACCCCCAGAAGATTTGCTTGTAGAAGGACCAGTATACTTGAAACCAGTCCACCAAGCTGTCCGAACTTTTGTGCCATCAATCTTCCAATATGTGATCGATTTCAGAACAGTGCCTAACCAATTCCAGAATTGGTCTGAAGTAGGATACCCTTTCTTCCAGTCAGACCGTCTCGGTTTTCCGAAACTCCCATATTTCTGAGACACAATGTTACTTTTCAGAAGATCCGAGAATTCTCTTGAACTCTCCTCCGGAATAATCTCCTTCTGAGATTCCACCACTTGACCAACACGATCAATCGCAGCAAAAATCCTATTCAGATCCATTTGATTTACCCGTACACTAATCATTGTACACCTCCCCATCTATGATGATTGTTCTGGGTCGGGTGTCTTCAACGAGCAGTGCTACATTTACTCCCGGGTAATAATAGGATTCCACGGATTCAATCTTATAATACTCTGTATCGGAAACAATCAAACGATCAAGAGGTTTTACCCCATAGGATTTAGGAACATACAGATCGATTCGCCACACCTGTATTTGACCGGCAAGAGGCTCTTCTTGTTCAATTTCTGAACCAAATATACGATCTGTCAGCAAACCATATATGGGAGGATCAACAACGTCTGTCCAACCTTGTACCATCTTATATGTTGAGGAATTTCGAATTTCGATTGGTCTGACTATTCGGACTGTTGAGGGCAAATTACACAGGTACAGAACGGAACTCCATTCTACAACCTCTCCTTCAAATAGTTCCGGAGTTTTGTTCATCACCATGTAGTATTTATCTGTTTCTGAAATATGAATTACATCAGTGACCTCTATTGCCGTATCATAGGCAAAAGCGGCGTCCAGATGATGTTCTCGAATGAAAGGTTTAGTTGCCTGGGCATTCAGTTCGTAAGTGACTTTTTCACCCGTAACAACAGGGTCTCGGGTAATTATGGAGAAAGACGCTCCAAGTTCCGAAAAGACTTCTTTGATGTCCGTCCCTATTCCGACTGTCATTAAGCATCCTCAATAGGGGAAAAATTAACATATCGATCCAATTCATATGTAAGGTCTTTCCCATCCACTCCATAAGCAAAACCTGCATCGATCTTCGTCCCAAACATTTTGTAAGAATCTGCGCTTGAAACAAAACCATCTGCAAATAACCCAATATCACTAGCCATGGCTGCCGCAAATTCAGCATCCATCATATCAATTAGTTTTTGAAAGTGTTCGAAACGGTGTTGAAGATTGACTTGTTTATACTTAAATTTGTATGCTGCGGCTATACGAAGAACATTAATGGCATGACGAGTTCCCCGCTGAGTTAACCAATAGACCTTAGCTGGGTTGGTCACGGGATATGACCAACCCAGCTCTTGTCCGGCTTGCTCACAAACGAGTTCATATCCGTCAGTCGTAAGGAGGGAAGACAGGGAGGAAAGTTGGATTTTGATGGTATCAGCCAGGTCGTCTGCATCCCCGAATTCCATAATAACACTCCTTATTTATCGGAAGTGAGTTTTTTAACCTTCTTTCCAGAGGATTTCTTCTTTTTAATTACTTTCTTTTTAGGAGGACTTTTGTCCTCCTCAACTTCAACAACATCTCCTCCTTTTTCCTCTTCGATCGGTGGTTTTTCTTCTTCCACTACCACCACTTCTTCAACAGGAGATGGGGTGGGCAAGGACCCGGAAATGATCCTTGCCATCCCCCGTTTTAATCGTCTCATGATGAAATCAGGAATTGGTACCTTCTCATCAGAAAATACCGATCCTGCTGAAACGATCCTTCCGTCACCGACCTTCAAGTTGACCAACAATTCAACCTTCATGTTGATTGACCTCCTTTTTTGGGACGAGGATATTAATACTCATCCAGATCAAAGGCTGTGATCTTGTAAGTCGTGTCCGGGTAGTACAGAACCGGAAGACCTTTATCCTGTACTCTCAGCCACACACCTTCAGGATCCCATTCATCCTTCGTGTCTGCATAGAACCCCCATCTACGAGAGGTTCCGTAAGGAGCTTCCATGAACTCTGCAACCTTCGTACCATTCTGGCTGTCAGAGAACATGAAGAACACGTTGTCAGGGATGAACTTCTTCCGCATGACCACCTTATCCTGACCGCCAACAAAAGCATAGTCAGGCTGGGCGCCTACAGTAATCGTGCCATTGACCTTGTCCACCGCGGTGATCACCTCATCCTCGTAGGTGTTGAAGGCTTTCATGTTGTAGAACCGAGCCTTCCCACCAACTTCAAAATCGGTAACATCATCAAGGTAGATTGTCGTACTGCCGACCGTCTGGGTCAGCCAAGCCTGAACCTCATATAGCTCATCATAGATGGTTAGATTACCAACACCGAGAAGAGTACCAATAACCTGAGCCGGACGAGCGAAGAGGTCCCCGTCACCGAAGTTGCTCTTTTTCAGAAGATTCTGAATGTTTTCGTCGAACATGAGGACCTTCAACATCTGGGTGTTCATGATACAATAGTTAGGAACAACCATCGCATCATCCGCTAGAGTCTGCTTGGCATCGAAGATGTCCTCAACAGTATTTCTACTGGCCCCGTCCTTCCAGTTTCTCGCATCGTCAAGAGTGACCATGTGACTGGAAGGAATACCATAACTGACAGTGAACTTCAGACCACCAACCTGAATGTATGACAAGGTGCCGTTGAAAAGCATCTGTGCCACCATCCACTCACGCCGACGATCTACCCTCCAACGGAGCTTTTGTGCTCCCTTGGCTAAATGACGCTCCGCCCTCTGATACGTTGCATATGTACCAGGTTCGCGGAGGTTATTGAGGAACTACTCATCAAAATACATCTTTTCTTTCCAGAATGCAGCTTTGGCTGAGCCAGACCCGATTCCATCAATTCCGATGGCCGGGGCAACTGCACCAGGAGCCACAAACGGTGTCATGCCGCCGGAGCCATATTCGATTTCCCACTCAATTGCATCCGAATCGTACTGTTGAGACGGAAACAAGTTGGTGAAGAAATTACTCGGCGGCCGGACAAACATCGAGATCAGCTTATTCAGCGTAACGAGCTGAAGGGCCGGTATGCCTTGCGAACCTTTCATTTGCCTCACCCCCTTATTTCATAATGAAGAATCGTCCATCAACAACTCCGAGAGCAGCGATTGCTTCAGCGGTGAGGTTGATGAGACTATTCTTGTAAAGGATACAGTTGGAGACCACCACAGAGGTGAGAGCACCCAACGCCTCTGAACCGTACCCGGTGTCAATGTCTTTGTCAAGAACATACGCAGCCGTGTTGTACTCACCACTGGCACCGGCCTTGGCATGTACATAAGCCTTTTTGGCTGTCGTGTAGTTCCCGTGACTGAATGCTGTAGTCGTGATGTCTGCCCACAGTGTAGAAGTAGTCCGATCAATGGCCGTGATTGCAGCAGCCACCGTAGGACCTTCATCACTGTCATTATCAAGGATAAGATCATCCCCGATTTCAAACATGTACGAATCATCCAGAGAAACGTACACGTGGCCAGAAGCACAATCCTTCACAATGGCTGCCACACCAATGGCAGAATCCTGTCCCAAAACGACACCCGTACTGATCGGAACATAAGGAACGAGTTTCCCCTTCCCGCCTGCATCCGAGCAATTAACGGACATCACCGTACCCGCTTTCAGATAACCGTAACCCGCCTGAACCGTTTTGTCGAGGATCAAAGCAATGTCCCGAACCGAATGGAACAAAGGCTTAACCCCCGGAACTTCCGGGTAACGGCTCATCTGAGGAATGTTACTGCGAACCCCTGTAATCATAGTTTTGTTTCCTCCTTATCTGTCATGAACCGTTTAGTGGGCCACCTTCTGACCGACTGACGCCAACATCCGATTCACCATCGTGTCGGTATCCCCGATGGAAGCTTCGGTCCTACCAAAACTCATCCCTAGAACCGAGGTATCTTCCTCCCCTTCAGCAGGAACCCAATCCTTCAGTTCGACATCGATTGCCGCTGAGAATGCCGCTACATCCAGCTTCTCGTCTTTGATGAAAGCCTCATGGTTAAGCTGCTTTCGAATCTTCGAATGCAGACGTTCCGGAATGCCGGAAGCTTTCAATTTCTCGGTGAACACCGCATCCGCAGACATCTTGATTTCCTTCTCTTTTCGGAGAACGGCTTCCTTCTCCAAAGCAAGAATTCGATCACTGACATCTTTGTTTGTGGCGGTCAACTTGTCCTTGTCGGCAGTGAGTTCCTGAATCTTTGCCTCCAATCCCGCTTTCTCGGCAGTAAAAACTGTCGTAGCTTCTGCCTTACCAAGAGCGAGAACTTCGGCATAGAGAGCAGGAAATTCTGCCTTCAATTTCTCCAGATCCATGTCAACCTCCTCTTCGTTAATGAATTTACCGATTCCTTCTACCTCTACCACCACGTCTTCGTCTTCGGACATGGCCGCCGACTTTGTGTTCGGATCAGCACCAAAAGTAACCACCGAACACTCTTTAAGCACTGACTCGCGCCAGACTGTTCCAGGTCCCTTCATCGTAAAACCATTTACTTCAGCCTCTTCATTCTCCAACAAACGTTGTATCTTTGATGGACGAGCATAGATAGAAGCTTCATATGGAAACCCCTGATCAGAAAGTTTAAGAAATTCAGCAGCATAGGGAGTTTCTACAAAAGTGGCATCTTCTGCCACTATCTGATGAGTATCATTTTTTGTAAATGATCCGAATCCTATTTTTCTGTCGGTACGGTGATCTTCGAGGATGGGGATTTCTTTTTTGGAGAG